TGCGCCTGTTGTGGCTACACCTGTTAAAACATATCCGTTCATCTCTGTTTTCGCTCCTCCTGTGTTTTGAGAAACAGTCCAATCAATACCATCATCAATACCTAAAGCATGAAAAATGCCGTTTCTATCTTTAACAACTGCCTGAGCAAAACCATAAGTTAATAGGTTCATTTGTGCTGATGTTGTAGCATCAATTTTTTTAAGGTTGATAGTTATAGTTTGAGTGTTTACCGATGTTCCTGTATTTCTATCAGAAACAAAATTCTCAACTATATTATTGCCATCGCCCTCAATTTCAAACTCAAACACTTCTGTTAAAAGCGGATTAATTGCGGTTGCTACTCCTGATGCAACCGTAAAAGGGTCTGCTAAATAGTTGTAAATAAACAACCTGCCTACACCTCCTAAGTTTTGTTTACAGGCTTTTAATCTCCCTGCTGTAATATCACAAGCCATATTTATAAATTTAAAATAAAGGGAGTAACTAAACTCCCTTAGTTACTTGTTAAGTTATGCTATTGGTCTTGCCCATACAATTTCCTCAGAGTTGTAATATTGCACACCGCCTGAGTAAACCATTTTCATTCTGATTTGACCTGTTAACAAACCTACTTCATCCTCATCAACCATTGCAAGTTGGTTAAAGTCTGCTTCTAAACCTGTTCCAAAAACTAAGTTTTTAGCCTCAGCGATTACAATTGTAGAAGTAGGTAATCCGTTTACTTCTGTCAATGTGTAACGTCCGAATTTCATTTGTCTTTCCTCTGCCCCTAATCCGTTTGTGATAGCAGGAGTAGTTAAAGAAAAGCTATAAAATTGGAATACGTCAGGCGATACCATTACGTTAAGAGTTTTTCTACGTAACGCAATAGGAATAGCACCTAAAGCTAATTTTAACTGTGCTACTACATTATTTTCTGTAACTGTATCAATATCTACATCGATAACACCTGAATCTGCTAAGAACAATTTAAGGAAACCATCCCACTCGTTTACATTTGCGCTATCTCCGTTCCAAATGATATTATCTACATCTTCTGCTGTTTGTCCTAAAACTTCAACTTGGATAGCCTCCATAATATCAGCAGGAGCATTTGGATTTGATGCACTTGCACCCATTGTTTCCTGTGACCACGTTGCTCTAAAATCCTCTTTACATATTTGTAAATCGTTTTTAAGTTTAACAGGCGTTAAAACTCTTTCATTAAGAGTAACTGTACCTTGTGGGTCAAATCCACATGAATATGCTGTTGTTCCGTCTGTATATCGTACTCTTCGCATATTTAAAGCATATCCTACATTCGGAGCGATTGTTACCAACCCTAAACGTAAGGTATCTGCTTCTTTGAAAGTCTTACCTATAATCGCTCCCGCCTCTTTCCCTGCGTAATTTGAGCTAACACTTGTTACTGTTGCCATTTTTTATCTATATATTATTAATTATGAAAATGCAATTGATGATGCTAAAGCACCGACACCTGTTACAAAATAAGAAGTACCATCTGATACTAATTCTACAAAATCTCCGATTGTTTCCGCTGATGCTGAAAGTGTAATTGTAGTAGTTCCTGCACTTGGTACAAACGTACTATTTACAATCGCTCCACCTCTTACATTTGCACCTGTTGAAACAATAGTCCATGCTGTTGTAGCAAAGGCTTGTGCTGTTATAATTTTAACTGTGAATCCATCAACAGGATCAGGTAAAGTTATTGCTCTTCCTGTCGCTGATTTTAAATATAGCACTTTACCGCTATCGCTTTGTGTTAATGTAGTCGCTACTGCTAATTCAGTAGTATCAACTGCTAACATTTGTGTCCCGTATATTGTTGTTCCTCTTGTACTCATTATTAGTTGTTTCTAATGTTAAATAAAATTCTTTCTTTTTTGCTCATTTTAGAAAAATCTACATTTACCTCAGGTTGCTTAATTCCTTTTGATGCAGGTTGTTTTCCTAACTCTTCTACTTCTGCTTTTAATTGCAAAATAGTTGCCTCTTGCTCGTTGTATTTAATTAAAATACTTTTAATAGCTGTCGATATTTCCTCCGCTATTTGAGCATCGTTGTTTGCTGATGGAGTAGCCTCTGCCATTTCCTCCTGCTCTTTTGGTTTTACCTCTCCGATTTTACCCTCTTCGGTAATAATCAAAACGCTCTCATCTTCTAAAAGATGTTCCCCAATTGGAGCAGGTACTTTTGTACCATCTTCTGCCATAATCCAAACCGCACCATCTTTTACCATCGTTTCTCCATCAAACTCTAAAGTTAAAGAACCATCAGCAAGTTTTACGCTTCCTAATTTTACTTCTACTTCTTTTGACGAATTAAACGCTAACTTAATCTGATTTGGTAAGTCGGCCAAAAGTTGCAATAAACTTTTTTCCTCTTGTTTACTCATTCTAATTGTGTTTAAATTTACTTCCTCTATATTGGTTACTACACCATTTTCTATATCGATAATGACGTTTGTCATTAATTCGTGTTTGCCATCTTTTAGGTTAACGCCTTTTAAATCTGTTACGTTTGTTCCTTTTGTCAACATCGCATCCTTAAACCAAATATCTACACCATCTGTCGTTTGATTTTTTGAAAGTTTTACCTCTTCTAAAGACAATAAAGCATCAACTGAAAATCCTTGAACTTTACCTGTTTTAACATAGTTTTGCCAAACTTCATCGCTATCAACTTTCATAGTAGCAACCCAACTACCTTTATTAAAATTAAAACCAAAGTTTGCGGATTTGTCTATTTTTGAATCTTCGACAATCCAACTTTCAACAAATGTAACTCCCTCTATTTTATTTTCTTTTTCGTGTTCAATTGTAGAGTTTTGCTGATACCCTAATTTAAAAAAGTTGTGTGATAACTCTTTTATTGTATCTTCATTAAAAACAATATTAAACTCTTCCCCTCCTTGATTTCTGTAAACAGGCTTGTTAGGTTCTAAAACTAAACCCATCAAAATACGCTGTTCTTTGTCTACTTCTTTAAATTGAATTTCCTCTTGCTTTGAAAGTGCTATAAATAGACTTTCCATAGCTGGGTTCTCAACTAATGAAATAGCATAAACGCCTCCGTTAACTTTTGGGTTAAATTTTGCTAAGTATGTTTTCATATCTGTATAATAAAATTTATTCAATATTGTTACAGTTTATTTATTTTTATTATATTTGTTACAAACAATTCAAATATGGAAACAAAAAAATGCATCTCTTGTAAAGAAGAAAAAGAGATTTCTTTCTTCTCAATTAACAGAAGAAATTTAAGCGGAATTAACAATAAATGTAAAAGTTGTGATAAAATATATTACGATCTAAACAGAGAAACTTTATTAAATAATCAAAAAAAAAGATATAATAGAGAGTTTGCTTGTAAAAGAGTTAAAGAATATAGAATAAAAAAATATGGAGATAAAGCAGAAATTAGAAGATTAAAAAATATTGAGAAAGAAAAAATAAAACAGAATAAAAAAATTGAAAAAGAATATTTCCAAAAACATATACGCCCTATTAAAAATAGCGTTAGAGTTAGAATGTGGAAAATAATAAATCATAAAGATTTTGATTGCATGGATAAAATAGATTTTTATTTAGGTTGTGATTATGAAACTTTAAAACAACACCTTGAAAAACAATTTACAAAAGGCATGAATTGGGATAATAAAGAACATTGGCATTTAGACCATATAATTCCTTTTGCCTGTGTAAAAAAAGAATCTGATTTAACGTATATCGCTCATTATACAAATATACAACCATTATGGGCTGAGGATAATCTCAAAAAAAACAGAGTACCTCCTAAACTGTCTAATATATATTTTAAAAAAACCTATCTATAAACTTGCATCGTTTACAATATTTCTATCTAATTGTTGTGCGTTTGTAACCGCTCCGCTAACTACGTAAGCCTGTATAGCTTGTCTTTGATTTGCTAAACCTGATGCGATTTGGTTTGATCCCGTGCCTTGAACTAAATTGAATGACGGTGCTTGTGGAACTTGCGCACCTCCTGATGATGATGAACTTCCTCCTGCACTTCTACCGCTTGGGTCTGTTGATGCTATTTTTTTAATTTGTAATAAAGAGAACGCTCCTGCTAAACCTGCCTGTATAAAAGGATATGCAGGAAATCCTACTGTTATAGGAGATTTATTGGCTGTTGTAAATGCGTTTTGAACGCCCTCAATTCCGCTGATAGTAGCCTGTGCAATTGCTAATCCTTTACCTACTTTTGAATCCTCTCCTGCGATTTGTCTAATTAACTCAGATGTTTTTAAGGCTATATCTACTTTAGCATTTCCAACCGCCTCTTCTCTTATTCTTTTTTCTTCTGCTCTTTTTTTGTCTTTCTCTGCTAATTCCTCATCAAGTTTATCTCCAACTAACGCAACATCAGCGAGTGCCTTTTGCGTTTTAATAGCATTGTCTATTTTTTCTCTTATTTGTTCATCTTCAAACTCTTTGTTCGCTTGATAAGTAGCGTCTAATAAATCTCTTTGCCCTTGTGCAACACTATCGTTAAAATCTTTTATTCTTTGTTTTTCAATTTCACGGTCTTTTTCTGTTTGCGCTCTTGATTTTTCCGCCTCCTCTTTAGATTTTTCTCTTTGCTTTACTTCTTGCTCGGCCTCAAAGTCAAGAACAGACAACCTTCCTTGTCTTAATAGTGCTAAATTTTGCGCTCTTAAATCTTGTATTCTTTTATTTTGCTCTGCTGTAAGTTTATACTCTTGATCTTGTGTAGCTTTTATAGTATTAATTTCGTCAGTATTCGCTTTCATTTTAGCGTTAATACCATCAATTTCTATTTTCTTTAGTTCTTTATCTGATGCGCCCCTTTTTTTAGCATTTGCTAAATAAGCCGATGTAGAATAATCTAAAGACCTTGTTACCTCATCTGTTAACTCTTTTGTGTATTCAAGTTGTTTATTTAATCGCTCTTGGTCTGCTGTTAATTCTTCTGTTGCATCACTCGCCTCTCCCATCTTAGAAACTAAATAACCAATAGCCACAACCAAAGCGCCTAATCCTGTTGTAACTAAAGCAATACGTAAGGCTTTTAATGCGCCTGTTGTGCTACCTACAACCATAGCATAGGCTTTTTGTGCTGTTGATGCTATTGTAGTTCCTTTTGTAAACAATCCTGAGGCTTCAACTGCATCTTTTACGGTCATCGCATAACCACCTGTAAGGTCGTTTAACAATCCCATAGCACCGCCATTTTCTAAAACAGCATTTCCGCTTTGCTTCATCCCTGTTGCAACTTCGCCTGTTGTGACTTTTACCCTTTTTAAACTTGCGTTAAGTTTCTCAACTTGTGCTGTTGTCTGCGCTCCGCCTTTTATGTTTACCTGTACATTTACAACTTTCTCGATTGCCATTGCCGTTTTATTTTATTTGTGAAAGTTTTAAAATCAGTAATTAATTCGTGTTTGCCTTTTGCAATTTCTATATTTTTACCTACTCCGTAATACTCGGACTTATGCAATAGGTCGATTATTTGTGCTATCATACTACAATTGTTACTATTGATGAAACCCATCCTGTTGCGGTTTTAGTATATACTAATGCACCAGCGATAATATCTAAAGCAAAAACTCTAAAACCTTGCACCGCTGTTGGATATGTAGAGTTTAAAGTTGATAAACTTAATGCGGTTGTTGTAGCGTTATTTGCAAAGTTTGTCGTATCGTACAACTCCGTAAAATTGTCGTTGCATTTATCAAAAG